AGAAAGAAGAAGAAGAAGAAGAAGAAGAAGAAGAAGAAGAAGAAGAAGAAGAAGAAGAAGAAGAGGAAGAAGCAGTAAGCGCAAGCGCAAGTGAAGCGGAAGAAGCAGTAAGCGCAAGCGCAAGTGAAGCGGAAGAAGCAGTAAGCGCAAGCGCAAGTGAAGCAGAAGAGGCAGAAGAGGCAGAAGAAGAAGAAGAAGAAGAAGAAGTATATGAAATTGTAATCAAAAATGTTACTTATTTTACAACAAATGAAAACGATGGAGACATTTATTCGTGCGTTGACGGTGATGTTGGCGAAGTTGTAGGCAAATTTAAGAACAAAAAACCGGTATTTATGAAACGCAAATAAAATAATAAAAATAAAATAATAAAAATATAACAATAAAAATATAATAATAAAAATATAATAATAATATTAATAGTATTATTATTAAAAACGAAACGATATATAAAATAAAACATTCAAATATTAAAATGAATGAAAGTGAACTATTTAAAAAATATAAATCTTCTTACAAATCTGCATTTTTAGATTTATCAATGCACACTTTTTATTTATCTTCAGCTTTTTATTTGTTGTGGTTTTTTAGAAATAGTTGGTTTAGTTTATTTACCATACCGATAATGGCATTATTGAATATAAAAACATTTATAATTTTTCACGATTGCGGACATCATTCATATTCTCCAAGTAGAGCATTAAATTATATTATTGGAATAATAACAGGAGTTGTAACAGTTACTCCTTTTAATTGGACGTATAATCATAACATACATCATTTAACAAATGGAAATTATGAAAATATTTACGACCATTCATATAATGAAACTATATTCACTTCATTACGACAGTATAAAAATTTTTCACGTAAAATCCAACAATTATATAAATTTATAAAACACCCTTTTGTATTTTTTTCTATAATTCCAGCTTTAAAATTTTTAATAGTAATGAGATTTAATGCTCTTAGATTTTTTAAAAATAAAAAAATCCCGGCATCATTAATAAATATGAAAAAAATCATGTTTATAGAACAAATAATTAATAATATTGGAATAGGATTTTTAATTTATAAACTGTATAATTATTCAATCATTTACCATTATTTAATTTCAACTATGATAGCTTCAAGTATAGGAATAATGCTATTTCATTCACAACACGGATTCAATCCTCCGTATATCGTGAATAATGAAACATATAGTCAACGAGATAGTGGTTTGCTTGGAAGTTCTTTTATTAAAATCCCATATATCTTGAAATATTTTAGTGGTGGTATAGAATATCACCATATACATCATATGAACTCAAAAATACCAAATTATAATTTACAATATTATCACGAAGAGGTCGTTTCAAAAAGTGATATGTTTAATAATATTGTAAAATTATCTATTACTGAATGTTATAATAATTTATGGCTTGTTCTTTATGACGAAGATAAAAAAAAATATATTACTTTTAAAGATGCAGATATAGATGATAACCTACAAAAAAAAATAAATTAAATATACACAATCAATATTTAGTCGACTCTAACAATTTCAAATGAAAAATAAAAACTATAAAAAATAAGTAAATATAGAAATGAATAGTTAAGTTAAAATAATAAAAGTTTGTTAATTTTTATTATTTTTATAACTATATAGTATATTATATTATATATTATATTATATACATATATTTTTATAAATCGTTAGAATCGAATATTGAACATCAAATACAAATACCATGATTGTTGAGTATATTTGCCCCCCTGCAATATTATATTTAGCTTTTTCAGTAACTCAGATTATAATTGATATTTTTCGCGGTGATACAAATACCGCATTTTTGAAATTTATTGTAATGATCATATTTACTGTGGTTTTAAATATATTATGCAGCGTAGGACTAGGCATCATTTCGTGGTTTATTGTTTTTATTCCATTTATTTTAATGACATACATTACCACCGTTCTTGCCTTTGTATTTGGAATACCAAAGAAGGATAGTTTACGACCCGAACGACCCGAACGAAAGTCGCGCGAAGACCATGAGCGTGAACGAAATCACAACATTGTTGGCGGATGCGCCGGAACGCAATATGGATGCTGTTATGATGGAACTACTGCTAAAGTGGATTACCACGGCTCGAATTGTCCTCACAAACCTCGACCGAAACCAGAACCAAAACCCCACCCTGATCCCAAACCACCTCATCATAAAAAAAATATTGGCGGTTGTGCAGGAGAACAATATGGATGCTGTGAAGACGGCGTATCAACAAGGCCTTGTCCACAAGGAATGGTTCCAATGTCTAGCAGTACAAGCAGCTCCGAACCAGCCCCTTCATCGTCATCACAATCTAATTTGATTGGCGGGTGTACTGGTAGCGAATTTGGTTGCTGTTCAGATGGAAAAACATATGCCATCGCAAAACCGTGTAAAGACGGTCCGATAATATGAATATATAAATAAATGTAACATATTTATTTACGATTTATTTACGATTTATTTACGATTTATTTACGATTTATTTACGATTTATTTACGATTTATTTACGATTTATTTACGATTTATTTACGATTTATTTATTATTTATAATATAAAATCAAATCAAATCAAATCATCAAATCAATTATTATATTTATGTAAAATATATAAAAATAATATGATATTATATATTATATAGTATTATAGATAATTTCAATTAATTTTAAATTACATTTATATTAAAATGAACAGGTTTACAGTTTGTCAAAATATAAAAAAAACTTACCAACATAATTGTAATGATTTTGTTTTAGCAGAAATAGCAGAAATTGAGTTAAAATTTATTGCATTGTTTATGGGACTATCTGGAGTTATTTATTTAAAAAACAATAGAGAATTGCTTTCAGAACTTTTATTTCAAATTGGTTATAAATCATTTTTGGCGATAACAAAAATATCCAATGCATACAGAAAAATTAAAAATTATTTTGTTTCTTCACGACCTGTAACCAGTAATACAAAGAAGGCATACATTTATGATGAAGTAAAAGTAATAAAAAATGGAGTTCGCCACGCGTCATTCGAAACAATGGAAACTTTTAATGAATCATCTTATTTAGGAAATCCAAATGATTATTATGAGGTTGAAGAAGTCGTTGAAGAAACCGCTTCTTCTTCTTTTGATTCTGACCTTGTTTCTTCCTCGTCTTCTTCGCCGTCGCCACATTCTTCTTCATCATCATGTTCTTCTTCTTCACCGTCTTCTTCGCCATCATGCCAATCGTCTGTGCGTGAACCGGCGTCATTCGACCCATTATTTATAATGGAAAAAAATGAAACTAATAACACAGTCGAATTCAAAACATTTGATTTCATCATGCATACAAATTACATGTATCTAGAATCAACTGAAACATCAAAACAAAATTACACAAAGATTTATAGAACATTCACAGAAAATGATTTTTACGTAGACAAGACCGCGTATGAAACGTCAAACGCGGAAATGATTATTTGCAATTTAGAAATCGACGGTGATGACACCGAGTATGACATAAATTTATCACAACCTTATAATTTCAATGTTGTTGGAAATCTCATATTGGATGAAAAATTTGTGTATTGGTACATACTTAAAAAATACAATTACGCGATTAAACCTTCTGCGAATTACAAAATTACGTGCATTACAAAAGATATCAAGACGTTTGAACTTGACCGGTCGTCCGGTTTGCGCGTATTATTGAATGATTATGAAAAGGTCGATCAGTCACTATGAGGTCTTATCAAAAATTATCCGTATGTTCTAAACAACTTATCCATAAATAAATTATTACCATAATTAATATTAGTATTTGTATGGTGTTTATTGTGTGCTTCTGATAAATACTTATATCCAGCATGTGATAAAATTGATTCAGTTAAAATAAATATAAACCATATTTTTGCAGTTATTGTCGTCGAACATATAAAAAATACAGGGAAAACAAGAGGAATTGAATTGCTAAATAACATATCCCATTGGTCAACATAAAGAGTAGCAACTGAAACAGGTATTGTTACACTATGATGTAGTTTATGAAAACGTTTATATAAAAATGGAATATGAACTATTCTATGAAAAATGTAAAATAAGATTTCAGTAATAATCGCCGTTAATACTAATTCGAAAATACAATCAGTTATATTAAACCGAGTAGTATATAAGGGATCCAGATTAACTAAGTGAACGGCTATAACTCCAAAAGGTATCGGCGATATAATAACATTTTTAACAACAATTGGTAGATATTTTTGATATAAATTTAATAATTCTAATTTGGGTAAAGAAATAATTTTATATTTACTGCTTATATCGTAATATGATATATCAATTACATAATGGAAAAAAACATTAATAAAGTAGGTAAATGCAAAATATGAATAAAAATCATAAAACTGGTATAATTTTTCAAACATTATATGTATGTATAAAAATATAGTGTTTTAATTTAAAATGGTCCACAAATTCTAATATATATTATATTTATAATATTTATATTAATTAATTTAAAAATCAATATAAATATATTATATTATTAAAGTTATTATGGCATCGTTCGAAGTAATTCAAACAACGTTGACAGAGAGAGGAACTAAACGCCGCACACAAAATAATAATAATACCACTACCGCCAATCATAAAAATATGATCACTGTCAAATCAAACCATTCTGAAAATAATAATACAAATATTTTCAAAAAATGTTCCGATTTGGAATCAAAAGATGTTTCGCTATTGCACGATCTGTCAGATTCATGGATTCTTTGGGCGCATTTGCCTCACGATACCGATTGGAGCTTGAAAAGTTATATGAAGATTTATGAATTTAATACCGTAGAACAGGCCATCACCATTACGGAAACGCTGCCGCCCGTTTTGGTGACCAACTGTATGCTGTTTTTGATGCGAAAGGGCATCAATCCGATTTGGGAAGATGAACGAAACCGTAATGGCGGTTGTTTTTCATATAAGATTCCAAATAAGGATGTGCCTGACGCTTGGAAACAGCTTTCGTATTCGCTGGTCGGAGAGACCATGTCCGATAATAAAAAGTTATTGCCGTATATCAATGGAATCACCATTTCTCCAAAAAAGAATTTTTGCATTATTAAAGTATGGCTGGCAAATTGCTCGTTTCAAGACGCGGCAGTCATTCGCGAAGTCCACGGAATCACTTCACACGGTTGTTTGTTCAAACGACATGTGCCGGAATATTAATATTTTTTATTTTTAATTACATTTATTTTACTTTAAAAATAAAAAAACAAACTTAATTACCATTTATTTTTCCGCACGTTAATTTTAGGTCCTGAGCCCTTTTTGTTAATGTTTTTCGGGTCATATGACTCCTCTTCATCGTCAGAATTTAAATCCTTGCTCATCTCCCAGAATTCTTTACTACCGAGTTTAAACGGCCCGTGCTGTTGTGCCTTGTACCAGAAAATTTGGTCCTGTAGCTTATTTGACTTGGCATTTTTATGTATCACCAAACACTCGAAATTTTCAGTGCATTGGTCCATGACTTGACAAAATGACTCGAATGTCGGAAACATTCCTGTGTAATTTTCATAAATTCGTCTTCGATTACCTAAATCCGGCTCTCGCAAGATAAATACATAGTCAATATTGGTTCTGAGAAGTGGGGGGATACCTAAAGGATATTGCATTGTAATTACTAGCATAATCTTCCAGTGACGCCCGTTGAGAAAGAGGAGACGCATCATAGTGTCGCGGGTCCATTTGTTATCGAACAAGCAATCGTCGAGGATGACAAAAGTTCGGGGGTCTATGGTGCTCCGTTTATATGATTCTATTTCTTTTTTTACTTGTTTTAGGACCGCTTTTTGACGTTTCAGGATATTTTCTATGATGGCGGTATTGTATGCGTCGTGGATAAACAGTTTCGGCACGTGTTCTCCGAAGAATCCGTTTCCTGCTTCTGTGCCTGAGATGACGGTTCCGATGGGGATGTCTTGGTGGTAATACATGAGGTCTTTTACTAAAAAACTTTTACCGGTATCACGACGACCGATGAGGACGATAACGGGGCCCTTATTTTCGTCGGGCCTAAAGCTGATGGAGCGCATGTCGAATTTTCCTAATTCTAAATTCATTTGGATTTTGGATTTATATTTTTTAGATAGAGAAGAGAGAATAATAATAAATATGAATA